AAGCGCATGCCCCGTCCCTTTCTGAGTCTCGACAACCAGAAGGTAGACGGAAAATCCCCGTCTCTCGGGGCATGCGCCTGCGGCATTTCGATTCACCAATAACTTTCCCCGGACAGCCCTGCCCTTGTGGGGAGGGGTTAGGGGTGGGGGTACCTTCATATGCGATTGCCCTGTGTCGAACCACGAGGGCGCTTGACGTCGGCCGGCTTTCAATCCGCCACAAACGGCTGAAGGCAAGTCTTAGATCACCCCTTGTCCGTCTATTCCCACCGCCGACGACGGCAGCAGGCCGCCGGTGACGACGATGGGCGTCTTGTCGGGCACGCGGTCGTAGAGGTCGATGATGTCCTGGTTGATCAGCCGCACGCAGCCGGACGAGACCGACTTGCCGATGGAAAACCATTCCGGCGAGCCGTGCAGGCGGTAGAGCGTGTCCTTGCCGTCCTGGAAGATGTAGAGGGCGCGGGCGCCGAGCGGGTTCTGGATGCCCGGCTGCATGCCGCCCTCCCACTCGTTGGTGCCGGGGATCTGGCGGGCGCGGTACTGCTCGAGCTCGGGCTGGCGGTCGATCATCTCGTTGGGCGGGAACCAGCGCGGCCACTTCTGCTTCCACTCGATGACGCCGCGGCCGGCCCACTCGAAACCTTCGCGGCCGAGGCCGACGCCGTAGCGGATGGCCTGGCCGCCTTCGCGGGTGAGGTAGAGGAAGTGGCTGGAGGTGTCGATGACGACGGTGCCGGGCGGCTCGCCGGTCGGGTTGTCGATGACCTGCCGGTAGTAGCGCGGGTCGATCTGCTCGATCGGCACGGCGGGGATGTCGTAGCCCTCGTCGAACATCGCGGCATAGATGGCGCGGGGGTCGCCGAAGTTCTGTTCGGTGCCGAACGGCGTCAGCGGCGGCAGCGGCCCGCCCTCGGTCGAGGCGACCTCGCGGCTCGGATTGCTCGCGCAGGCGGGGAGGGCGGCGGTCGCCATCACGGCGAGCATGGTGCGGCGGCTGATCTGCATGCGAATCTCATAGCACGGTTCGGCCCGCAACGCGCGATGGGGATGGGGGGTTCCGGGGAGTGTCGATCAGGCCGTCTGGCATCGCGAATGTATACGTGTGCCAAACCAAGGGTGATTCTGGCATCGTTGCCGTTGCGTGACACGCTGAGAGTTTGAATTGGAGTTATGCGTTTTCGCCTAAATTGACGGTTCACAAATATGCGAGAACGCATATTGTGTGACGGTAACGGAGACGGTGGGAATCGAACCCACGGGAGCAAGGTCGGAAATCTAGCGGCCCGTAACCATACCGTCCCCATACGACAGAGACCCGACGACGGTCTCTGAAGGCACCCATAGCGGGTAGCGCCAGCTAGTGGGCCTTGCGGCGAGTCGGCGATCTTACGTGGCTGCAACCACTGGATTGCCGACTCTCGTCGCACTCGCGAATCACATGAAAGGCGACTCGTTTGATTCAGGCAAGGGACCCCTTGGTGAGAAGCCGCAGATTCACAGGGCGTGGGGAAAATGGGCTCACAGCGGGCCCGAAATGAAGCTGAGACCGACGACCGGAAGTTCAATGAGACGCCAAAGCTTATGCTGGACACGCCGCCATTCGAACCTTGCCGCCGTGCGATAAGACCGACGCGCTTACTTTGTCACATATATAGCTAGGAAAAAATTCCTTGACACCGTGACGGTGCTTTGCTAGGGTTTCGCTATCGTCGGAAAAGTGCGGGCGGCGGGGAGTTGGTACGGCGCCGCGCGAGTGGCACTGACCCCCTCTGGCCGCTGCGCGGCCATCTCCCCTCGAGGGGGGAGATACGCGGCGAGACCCTTTTCACAAACACAGGACCGTTTCCATGTCTCGAAGACCGCTGGCGCAACAGCGGGCGCTGCGCGCGCTCGCCGAGGGCGCGAAGGCGACGCTCGACCTGCTGGCCGATGCCAGCGGGCGGTCGCTAAAAATGCTGAGGCGGGATGCCGAGAGCGAGGGCTGGGCTCTGGACCGCGCGCCGCAGGAGGATGTGGCTGCGCGTGTCCGCGCCATCGCCGCCATGCTGCTCGACCATATCGAGGCGATGGGGCGGGCGGCGCTCGAGGAAGGGCGCAAGATCAGTAAGTCGGACGTCGACACGGCGCTGGCGCTGGTGCGCAGCCTGGAGAAGATCGGCGAAGTCATGCGGCCGGAAGAAGCCGCCAAGGAGAACCAGATCAGAGAGGATGAGCAATTGGCCGCCGTACTCGAACGCATGGACGAACGCATTATCGAACTTGCCCGTGAGCTCGCAGCTCAAATGGTTGCGGAGGCATGTGGGCCTGGACGGAGCGTGGCTGGCAAGGAATGAGTGGTGGAGATACGCCTTCCTCGCCCAGTATCCGTTGATGCGCATGCAGCCGCCCATCTGGCTGGTGAGCGGCGGGCGCGGCGCCGGCAAGACGCGGCTGGGCGCCGAATGGGTGAACGGACTGGTGCGCGGTCTTCCACCCTTCACCGCGGCGGGGCAGCGCTACGGCGTGATCGCGCTGGTCGGCGAGACGCTCGGCGACGTGCGCGAGGTGATGATCGACGGGCCGGCCGGCATCGCGCGCACGGCGCGCGGCAACCGCGCCCGCTACGAGCCGAGCCGGCGCCGGATTGTTTGGGACAATGGCGCGGTCGGGCACGTCTTCTCGTCGGAGGACCCGGAAAGCCTGCGCGGACCGCAATTCGAGGCGGCATGGTGTGACGAGCTGGCCAAGTGGACGAACGCCGACGAGACGTTCGATATGCTGCAGTTCGGGCTGAGGCTGGGCATACAACCACGGCAGATGATCACCACGACGCCGCGGCCGGTCAGGCTGGTGAGGAAGCTCATGACCGACCCGTTGGTGACGAGGAGCAAACTCACCACGTCCGGCAACGCCTCCAATCTCGCGCCGGGCTTCGTGGCGGCGGTCAGGGACCGCTACGGCGCCACAAAGCTCGGCCGGCAGGAACTCGACGGCGAGCTGGTCGAGGACCGTGAGGACGGGCTGTGGACGCGCGACCTGATCGAGCGGGCATTCGCGGCCGAGGTGCCGGAATTGCGGCGCATCGTCGTGGCGGTCGACCCGCCGGCGAGCGCCCGGCGCAGCTCGGATGCCTGCGGTATCGTGGCGGCCGGGCTGGACGGCGAGGGCAGGGCTTTCGTGCTGGCCGACGCGACCGTGAAGGCGGCGCGGCCGCAGGACTGGGCGGGCGCGGCGGTGGCGCTGTTCCACCGGCTCGAGGCCGACACGATCGTGGCCGAGGTGAACCAGGGCGGCGACATGGTGAGCGCGGTGATCCGCGCCGCCGATCCGCTCGTGCCGGTGAAGGCGGTCAGGGCGATGCGCGGCAAATGGATCCGCGCCGAGCCGGTGGCGATGCTCTACGAGCAGGAGAAGGTTCGGCATGCCGGCCGCTTCCCGGCGCTGGAGGACGAAATGTGCGACTTCGGCCCCGACGGGCTCTCCGGCGGCCGCTCGCCCGACCGGGTGGATGCGCTGGTCTGGGCGGTGACGGAACTGCTTCCCGGCAGGACCGGGGAGCCGAGGGTGAGGAATTTGAGCGAATAGCGAATAGCGAATAGCGAATAGCGAATAGCGAATAGCGAATAGCGAATAGCGAATAGCGAGGATCGGTTCGGATGGGAACAAGTCAATGAAATAGTTCCCTATTCGCTACTCCCTATTCGCTATTCGCTCCAATCGAGGATCGCCGATGCAATGGAACTGGCCCTGGCGCCGCGGCGCCCGGAACGGAGCGGTCGTGCCCGAACGCAAGGCCGGCTGGTCGGGCGGCTTCGTCGCCCTGCATGTGCAGGCCGAGGCCGGCTGGACGAGGCGGGACTATGCGACGCTGGCGCGCGAGGGATTCATGAGGAACCCGGTCGTGCACCGCTGCGTGCGGCTGGTCGCCGAGACCGCCGCCGCCGTGCCGTGGCTGCTCTACGAGGGCGGGGCGGAGCTGTCGCGGCATCCGCTGGTCACGCTCATGGAGCGGCCCAATCCCAGGCAGGCCGGCGCCAGTTTTCTCGAGGCGCTTTACGGCCATCTGCTGATCTCCGGCAACGCCTATGTCGAGCTGGTCGAGGCGGGCGGCGACCTGCGCGAGCTGCATCTGCTGCGGCCGGACCGGGTCGGCGTCGTCTGCGACGGACAGGGATGGCCGGTGGCGCTGGAGCACCGGACGGAAAAGGCCAAGCGCGTGGTGCCGCTCGGCGGCGCCACGGCCGGCGGGGCGCTGCAAATGTCGCTGTTCCATCCGCTCGACGACGTCCGAGGCTTTCCGCCGCTGGAGGCGGCGCTGATGGCGCTCGACACGCACAATGCGGCCGGGCGTTGGAACAAGGCGCTGCTCGACAATTCCGCGCGGCCCTCCGGCGCTCTGGTCTACGCGCCGAAGGAGGGCGGCAATCTTACCGATGAGCAGTTCGAGCGGCTGAAGGCCGATCTGAGCGAAGAGTATACGGGCGCGGCCAAGGCCGGAAAGCCGCTGCTGCTGGAAGGCGGGCTCGACTGGAAGGCGATGGGCCTGTCGCCCAAGGACATGGACTTCATCGAGGCGAAGCATTCCGCCAGCCGTGACATCGCGCTCGCCTTCGGCGTGCCGCCGATGCTGCTCGGCATTCCCGGCGACAACACCTATGCCAATTACCAGGAGGCCAACCGGGCCTTCTACCGCATGACCGTGCTGCCGCTGGTGGCGCGCACCGTGCGCGAATTCTCCGCCTGGCTGGCGCCGGCCTTCGGCGACGGGCTGCGGGTGGCCTATGACGCCGACCAGGTGGACGGGCTGGCGGCCGAGCGCGAGGCGCTGTGGGCGCGGGTCGGGGCGGCAGGCTTTTTGAGCGACGACGAGAAGCGGGAGGCGGTGGGATACCAGCCGCGAGGAGCGGGATCGTGACGGCGTCAGCGTGCCTTACCCGCCGATTTCTCGATGAAGGTCACGCCGGGCAGACCCTCGAAATGCGAATCGCAGGTCAACAGGTCGGCGTCGTTCTGCAGGGCGGTGGCGTATATGATCGCGTCGGCGGTCGCGAGCTTGTGCCTGCTGCAGAGTTCGGCCGCCAGCAGCGCTATCTTCGTATCGAGCGGCACGACCCGGCACATTTGCGTGAAGGCGATCACCTGATCGGCCTTGTCCTCGCCCACCTCGCGGGTCAGCCATTTCGCCAGCTCGAGCTGGACGATCGTCGGCACCAGCCAATCGTCACGCGCCGGAATCGCGGCTTCCACGGCCTTGCCGGCCGGCGATGCGATCAACCATTCGATCCAGGCCGACGTGTCGACGAGGCGCATCAGAACCTGTCTTTGCGGTCGCGGTAGTCCCTTGCCTTCGCGCCTTTCGCGATGCCGGCGAGTTCCGCCGGTTTCGGCACCGGCACGAGCAGAACGCCGGCTCCCTTTGGGATGAAGGCGAACTCCTGGCCTGCCTGCCACCGGTGGGCCGCACGCACGGCCTTCGGGATTGATATCTGGAATTTGGCCGAGAGCGTGGCGATGTCGGGCATAGTCGTACCTGGCACTGATCGATCGATGTTCCGTAAGAAATAGCATCGATCGACGTTTTTCGAAAGGGCAGTAGGGCAGTAGGGCAGTAGGGCAGTAGGGGGCTCTTTTCCGAGCCGGCTCCGTCTCCGGATTGGAACGCCTGCCGCCCATCTCATCGGAAACCCCCAATGACAGACATCAACGAGGCGGCCTGGCTGTGGGTCGCCAAGGGAGCCGGCGCGGTCGCGGGCTCGGCGATCTCGCTCGCCTACATGCTGCCGGCCGGGCGGCGCGAGGCGGCGGTGCGCTTCGCCGTCGGCCTGGTCTGCGGCCTCGTCTTCGGCGGCACGGCCGGCCTCAAGATCGCCGCCGAGCTCGGCATCGGGCACATGCTCGGCGCCGGCGAGACGGCGCTGATGGGCGCGGCCGCGGCCAGCCTGTCGGCCTGGTGGGGGCTGGGCTTTCTCAAGCGCGCCTTCGGCAACGGCCTGATCGGCCGGATTTTCAGGAACGGGAGCGACAGATGAGCGAAAGACGCAGCGGCGCCTGCGAGCGCAAATATGCCGGCCTGGCGCTGAGCGAGGTCGAGGCCGACGGCGCCTTCTCCGGCTATGCCAGCCTGTTCGGCGCCATCGATCTCGGCAAGGACATGATGATGCGCGGCGCCTTCGCCCGCTCCATCAGCGAGCGCGGCGCGGCCGGCGTGCGCATGCTCTACCAGCACGATCCGGGCGAGCCGATCGGCGTGTGGACGGAACTCAAGGAGGACGCGCGAGGCCTGTTGGTGCGCGGGCGGCTGGCCAGGAATGTCGGCCGCGCCCGCGAGGTGCTGTCGCTGATGCGCGCCGGCGCCCTCGACGGCCTGTCGATCGGCTTTCGCGCGGTGAAGGCGCACAACGACCCGACGACCGGCATCCGGCGCATCGTCGAGGCGGATCTGTGGGAGATCTCGGTCGTCACTTTTCCGATGCTGCCCGGTGCGCGCGTGCAGTCGGTGAAGGGCGGCGGGTTGCCGACCGCCCGCACTTTCGAACGCTGGCTCACGCGCGATGCGGGGCTGACGCATGGCGAGGCCCGCACGGTGATCGCCAAGGGCTACGCCACCCTGTTGGCGGCGCGGGACGCCGCTCCCGGGTCGACCGCCGACCTCGTGAACCGGCTTCGCGAGGCTACACGCATGATGCAACGAGCAAGGACAGTGAGACCATGACTGACATGAAGGGCCTGCACGGGCTGGAAACCAAGTCGGCGCGGGATGCCGACGTCGCCGATGCCTTCGGCGAGTTCATGACCACCTTCGAGGCGTTCAAGGCCTCCAACGAGGAGAAGCTGGCTGACATCAATCGGCGGCTCGGCGCCGACGTCGTGACCACCGACAAGGTGGAGCGCATCTCGACGGCGCTCGACGAGCAGAAACGCCGGCTGGACGATCTCGCGCTGAAGCGCCTGCGCCCGCCGCTGGGCGACGGGGGACGACGGGCCGCACCCTCCGAGCACAAGGCGGCCTTCGATGCCTATCTGCGCCGCGGCGACGAGCGGGCGATGCGCGCACTCGACGTGAAGGCGATGTCGGCCGGCTCGGGTGCCGACGGCGGCTACCTGGTGCCGGAGGAGATCGAGGCGGAGATCGGCAGGCGGCTTTCGCAGATATCGCCGATCCGCGGAATCGCCTCGGTGCGGCAGGTGTCATCGGCGGTGCTGAAGAAACCCTTTTCGATCGGCGGGCCGGCCGTCGGCTGGGTGGCGGAGACCGCGGCGCGGACGCAAACCAATTCGCCGACGCTCGACGAGCTGCAGTTCCCGACGGCGGAGCTCTATGCCATGCCGGCGGCGACGCCGACGCTGCTGGAGGATGCCGTGATCGACCTCGACCAGTGGATCGCGGCCGAGATCGAGATCGCCTTCGCCGAGCAGGAGGGGGCGGCCTTCGTCATCGGCAACGGCACCAACAAGCCCAAAGGCTTTCTCGCCTACGACACTGTGGCGGAGGCGAGCTGGACCTGGGGCGATATCGGCTACATCGCCACCGGCGTCGCCGGCGCTCTGCCGGCGAGCAACCCGTCCGACAAGCTGATCGACCTCGTCTATGCGCTGAAAGCGGGATACCGGCAGAACGCCAACTGGGTGATGAACCGCAAGACGCAGGCGGCGATCCGCAAGCTCAAGGACGCCGACGGCAACTATCTGTGGCAGCCGCCGGCGACGCCGGGCAGCCGCGCCATGCTGATGGGTTTCCCGCTGGTCGAGGCCGAGGACATGCCGGACGCCGGCACCGACACGACGCCGATCGCCTTCGGCGACTTTTCCCGCGGCTATCTGGTGGTCGACCGCACCGGGGTGCGCGTCCTGCGCGATCCGTATTCGGCGAAACCCTACGTGCTGTTCTACACGACCAAGCGCGTCGGCGGCGGCGTGCAGGACTTCGACGCCATCAAGCTGATGAAATACGGCACAACCTAAGCCTGCCGGAAAATCCGCCATGCCGGCCCGCAAATGGCGTTTTGCCTGGCTCCGGTGCCGCGTGCTCGACATACGCTCCGCGCCGGTGCTCGCCGAACACCATTTCGCCGGGCTGGTGAATTTTCCTCCTGGGCAGATCTGGAACTGCCAGAAACGGCACCTAGCCGACGGGCGATCACCTCTCCTTGCGCCTCCGGTCCGCAGGTGCCGTCGCGGCCCCGGTTCCTCCCGCCGGGGCCGCTTCCATTTCTCACAACGAGGTCGTTCCATGGCATTGTTGCGCACCGCCGAGCCGACGGTCGAGCCCGTGACGCTGACCGAAGCCAAGGCGTTCCTGCGGCTTTCAGGAACGGCCGAGGACGGGCTGATCGAGGGCCTGATCCGCGCCGCCCGGGAGGACGTCGAGCGGGCGACAGGCCTGGCGCTGATCGACCAGGCGTGGCGGCTCGCCATCGACTGCATCCCGAAAAGCGATATTGTGCTGCTGATGCGCCATCCCGTGCGCGAGATCATCGCCGTCACCGCCTACGGCACCGAGGGCGAGGCCTCGCTGGTCGGCGCCGGCGACTACCAGGTCGATCTCGTGTCGCGGCCGGCCCGGCTCTTGTTCGTTCATCGCCCGCAGCCGATGCGGGCGATGAACGGGCTGGAGATCGATTTCCGCGCCGGCTTCGGCGAGGCGGGTACCGACGTGCCCGACCTGTTGCGCCGGGCGATCCTGGTGCTGGCGGCGCACTGGTACGAGTTCCGGGCGAGCTACGGCCCCGACGAGCAGCCGGTTTCCTATCCGCCGGCCTATGAGCGGATGATTGCGAGCTACGGCGACCGGAGGATCTGATGCGGGCGACCTTCATCGATCCCGGCGCGCTGAGGCATGAGCTGTCGCTGCAGGCTCCCGCCCCGGCCGGCGACGGCATGGGCGGCCACGTGACCGGATGGCAGGAAGTCGCCACCGTGTTCGGGCAGATCGAGCCGGTTGCGCAGGTGGCGCGCTTCGGTGCCGGCCAGACGCTGGAGGAGCATACGCACCGCGTCACCATCCGCCATCGCGAAGGCGTGGCGAGCGGCATGCGGCTCGTCCGGCAGAACCGCGTCTTCGCGATCGTTATCGTTCAAGACCCCGACGAGAGCGGCCGCTACCTCGTCTGCCGCGTCAGGGAGACCGGCGCATGAACCTTGCCATGAGACTGACGCTCGACGGCTTGATTCGCGCGTTGAGATTGCAGGCGCAAAGGCTTGCGGAAGATGTGGAATTCCCGGATGCTGCAACCTTGGGAGGTGGTGTGTCCGCTGGCGATCGCCCCGAGCGTTCGCGAGCCGCCACGAGGGGCAATGACGATGACATCCGCCGCGGCTGAGCTGCAGAAATCCGTTTTCGCCACGCTGGCCGGCGACGGCGCGCTGTCCGCGTTGCTCGGCGGCGGCAAGGTCTACGACCATGCGCCGGCGCATGTGGCGTTCCCCTACATCACCTTCGGCCGCACCAGCGCCTTCGATTGGAGCACCGGCACCGAAATCGGCACCGAGCACCTGTTCACGCTGCATATCTGGTCGAAGAGCCAGGGCAAGAAGGAGGCGCTGGCGATCATGGAGCGGGCACAGGCGCTGCTCGACGATGCGCCGCTTGCGATGACGGGTTACCACCTGGTCAGCATCCGGCTGGAATTCTCGGAAGTGCGCTTCGACGAGGATATTTCCGTGCATCACGGGCTGCTGCGGTTCCGGGTGCTGATGGAAGAGGCGGCTTAGCCTTCTCTGCTCGAGGGTGCGAAGCGGAGCCGTCCGCAGGCACAGCTGGGCGCCGCGCACTGCCGCAGCGACCCCACCCGGCCGCTTCGCGGCCACCCTCCCCTCGAGGGGGAGGGATTGCGCCGCGCATTTCAACAACCACCAGGACACGAACATGGTCGCACAGAAGGGCAAGGACCTCCTGCTCAAGATCGATTTCGACGGGCTGGGCAATTTCGTCACCGTCGCGGGACTGCGCTCGCGGCGGCTGGCCTTCAACAGCGAGACCGTCGACGTGACCGATGCCGATTCGGCCGGGCGCTGGCGCGAGCTGCTCGCCGGCAGCGGCGTGCAGCGCGCCTCGGCGAGCGGCTCGGGCATCTTCAAGGACGCACAGTCGGACGCGGCCATCCGCTCGCGTTTCTTCTCCGCCGAGATCGTCGACTGGCAGCTCGCCATTCCCGGCTTCGGCCTCGTCGAGGGGCCGTTCCAGATCACCGCGCTCGAATATGCCGGCAGCCATGACGGCGAGGTGACCTTCGAGATCGGGCTGGAATCGGCCGGCGCAATCAGCTTCGCGGCCGCGCCATGAGCGTCAACCGGCGCCGCGGCGAGGTGGCGGCGGACCTCGACGGGCAGAGCTATCGCCTCTGCCTGACGCTCGGCGCGCTGGCGGAGCTGGAAGCGGCCTATGCCGCCGATGATCTCGGCGCTCTGGTCGAGCGCTTCGCCACCGGGCGGCTTTCGGCGCGCGACCTGATCCGCATCGTCGGCGCAGGCCTGCGCGGTGCCGGCAATGCCGTCACCGACGAGGAGGTGGCGACGATGCAGGCGGCCGACGGCGCGGCGGGTTTTGCGCGCATCGTGTCGGAACTGCTTGCCGCCACCTTCGGGACGAAGGAAGCGACGCCGCACCCTTGACGGCCGCAGCGGGCGCGGGCGAGCCTTCGCCTGGGACATTCCCGTGGGACACGGTGATGGCCGTGGGGTTCGGCCTGCTGCGGCTTTCTCCCAAGAATTTCTGGTCGATGACGCCGCGCGAGATGGAGCGGGCGATGAGCCTGTACGGCTACGCGCTGAACGCCGCTCCGGCGCGCCGCGACCTGGCGGCGCTGATGACCCAGTTTCCGGACTGATGCCAGGTCTACCCGACAGCCCGAAATGAACGCAAAAAACGGCGGAAGTGCCGGGGACAGTTTACTTTTTTCGGCCTGCGCGACTTCTGAACCGCTGCGGCCTTTCTGCCGAAAGAAAGTAAACTGTCCCCTGCGGTTCCGCCGGATTGACCTAAGGAGGCCGGCATGGCCGAGACCGTCACCGTCGCGATCGAGGCGGATACCGAGCCGTTCCTGACCGCGCTGGACAATCTGCAAAGGCTGTCGGCGGGCTTCGGCTCGCAGCTCGCGGGCGCCCTGCGCGGGGCGGTGGTGGACGGCAAGGAGCTCGACAGCGTGCTGCGCCGCATCGCGCTGAATCTCGCCGGCATGGCGCTGAACCAGGGGCTGCAGCCGCTGCAGTCGCTGTTCGGGTCGTTGTTCTCGAATATCGGCGGCGGTTTGCTGCCCTTCGCCAAGGGCGGCGTCGTGCCGTTCGCTTCCGGCGGCGTGGTTTCGGCGCCGACCTATTTTCCCGCCGGCGGCCGGCTGGGCCTGATGGGCGAGGCGGGGCCGGAGGCGGTGCTGCCGCTCAGCCGCGGCGCCGACGGCCGGCTGGGGGTCGCGGCGGGCGCCGCCGCACAGCCGGTCAACATCGTCTTCAATGTGACGGCGCAGGACGCCGCCTCGTTCCGCAAGTCGGAGGCGCAGCTCACCGGCATGCTGGCGCGCGCGGTGTCGCGGGGGGCGAGGACGTTTTGAGGCAGTAGGGCAGTAGGGCAGTAGGGCAGTAGGGCAGTAGGGCAGTAGGGCAGTAGGGCAGTAGGGCAGTAGGGCAGTAGGGCAGTAGGGCAGTAG